AACATATTGAATCTGTTATTACACCGATATATGATTTCTTCAAAACTGTATATGTACCAGTTGTACAGAGTGAGATTAAATCATTATTATTGACAAACATTAGATTTCAAATACAAAGGATGTCTAATGATACAATCGAATCAGTTATAAAATAAAAATATGGAGGAATCAATAATGGGAAATATTGTAAATCTCATACGAGGAAGAGGACAAGAATTAAAACAAGCGGATATTGAATCAATAACAGAAACATTAGCTGGAAATGTAAATGAGGATATTCAAAAACTAAGAGATATGCCATCTAATAAAGGTATTGAAACTAATCCTATTCCATTAGCAGAGAGACAAAAAGTTACTGAGATTGAAGCTAATGTTTTAGTTGATAATAAAACTGGTGAGTTTAAATTAATGGATGCGGGCATCCAAGATATAGATGCAGATGTAAGTTTATCTGATATTGTTGGTGAACGAACATTTGATCTCAATGAAATTGAAATTACAAGAGATATGGTTAAAACTAAAATTGGGGCTGATTATGCTGGAGATAATATGTCAGATGAAGATTCTGCACAGCTCTTTGAAGTTATGATGAGATTTAAAAAAGGTGAAAAGTTCAATGTCTATAATGCTTTACCCGAAGCTATTAAACGTCCTATAGATAAAATGGCAATGGAAGCAGGATCAAAAGCTAATAAAAATGACATTGCTAAACTCGTTGTGACGCAGTTCATGTCAGATCTTCAGATTGATAAAGCATTTATTGATTTTAATGATGCAATCCAAAAAGAACTAAAACTTATGAATTTCACAGAGATGTATTCAGAGCATAGACTAGAAGTAATGGAAGTGAAACTTCTAGAATCTGCTAATCATATTGAATCGGAAAATCCGGAGAAGGCAGAAATGCTTAGAAGTATTTCTAGGATATTTACCGATACATATATGATGGGTACTATGAGGAATGCTCTAAATAATAGAAAGAACCGCCAGTTCATCAAAGATACTTCTAAGTATGGTAAAATATGTAGGAGTTTTAATTCAAAGTATGAAAACTCCAAATTTAAAATTAATAATGTAATGTTATTATTAGGTATATTGAATAGAAAATTTGCAGACAATCCAGAGATAACAGATGAAGATATTATGAGATTTATCATGTTATTCTGTAGAGAATGTGAGATGAAGAATAGTAATAACATCTTGGATCATGTCTTTATGTATTATACCGTTCAGAATATTCTAATGCTTGATTATGCTAACGATACAGAGGAATCTAATGTATTTACTAAACAACTATTAAGTAATATAATAGATGTAATCATGTTAATTAGAGAAAAAATGATGGAAAGGATTAGGTGATATTAAATGGGTATAGTAACATGTGTGGATGGTTATATAACAGTATCTATTGGGATTACAGTGAACTTCGATGATCAAACAAGAGAAGAAAAAACATATACTGTTGGAGATGAAATAAGTATTGACTATATTAAAGATAAAACTTTAGTTTCAGTACATGGAAGGCTTATAAATATAATAATATCTACTGAAAGTGGTCATATATTAACTATTGATGCATCTGGCGAATTTGAGAATAATGTAGTCAATGTTAATATCAATAACATCAGAAAATTAAATGAGATTGTTGTAACACCCTAAGATAATATAAAGAGTAGAGCATAATTGCTCTACTCTTTTATAATGTCTTAACAAATTAATAAATCAAAAGGAAAGGATGATATACAATATGTATGATATCCCACCATTCTTAAAAAGAAATAAAGATGCATTATTATATAACTCTGAAGGTTCTTTAGTGTACTATATACCAGAAGTATATTTTGAAAGAAAATATGCTATAATAAGTGGTGAATATGTAAATCTACTAGGAGTACTAGATTATGCTATTTATGATAAAAATGGTAAAACTAGTGGATTAAAACAGTTTAGATTCCCTACAGTATTTCTATGTAAACCATCTTATATAGATAAATTGAAAAACTCTAAACTTACATCTGAATCTGAAGTTCAAGATTATAGATTACTAAAATTTGTAAAAGGTGATGAAGTTGTATCATCGGTGAAGGTTCCACAGATGATAGACAATGCAGAAGAATTTTATAAATTATTTAATTGTGGAAAACTCCCAACAACTATTCCGTATAAAGAGTTACAGGATTATTTTACAGAAAATATAGCTCTAAATGGATCTAATTATGGCGTCACAACACAGATGTTTGGATTTATAATATCTGAGATGTGCCGTGATCCTAAGGATATTTCTAGACCATATAGGCTTACCCCTATGAAAACAGAAACCGGGTATGTGACCTTAAGTTTAAAAGATATTCCTAAACTAATTAGTCCATATACAGCCATTACTAGTGAAAATTGGGACGAAGCTGTTGTGAGTGCTATAATAAATAAAAACAAAGTAGATACTCCAATGGAGAAACTATTAACCATGTAGTTATTGTAACATATCAATAAAACTAAATTATATGTATTCAAGTTGACATATAAGCAGTAATAAATAAAAAGGAGGAATGAACTTATGTATCCTGGAACAATATTTGAATATATTGATCAAAGCGATATAACACCTTTTGAAGTAGCCCAACCTGTTGAACCATTATTTATGTGTGCTATTACTTCTGATAAGGGACCAGAAGATGCTTTAGTTCTTAAAGGAAAGAAATTTTATACATTATACGGAAAAGATTTGACAGCAGCATTTGAAAAACATGGACAGCCGTTAATTCAAGCTGCTAGAATTATCGATGCTGGTGGTAAACTCTATGTAAAAAGAATTGTAGATACAACTTCAGTTTTAGCAAATCTTGCTGTTGTTGCTAAAGTTACAGTAATAGAAACTCAGAAAACCAATGCTGAGGATGAACCATTATATTTAACAGCTGGAGGTGTAGAAACAACAGAACCTGGAACTGATCCTTTGAATACTCCTATCATGATTCCTACTGGTGTGAGTGTTAAATATGAAGCACAAGCTGTAGTTGGAAAAGGCACTCGTGCTGAAATTACTGATGATATAAAGGCAGAATTAGATATTGTCGGTGAAGAAGTAGAGGGTAATACAGTTTATACTTATCCATTGTTTGTAATTACAGATAATGGTAGAGGTGTAAGCGCTAAATCATTCAGAATCACACCAGACTATGCTACAAGTAAGAACTTAGACTTCATGTATCATACTATTGAAGTTATTGAAAATAATGAAATACTTGATACCGTTAAGTTCTCTATGGATAAAGATGTTATCTATTATGGAGTCAATAAATCCTTAGAGAGTATTGTCAATACAACATATTCTCAAATAAAAGCTTCGTATATTGAAGAAGGTGTTACGGCATATGTAGCTAAATTAGCTTCTATAATGAATATGTCAGTAGCAGATCTTGAAGCTGTTGATATTTTATTCGGTAAAGATAGAACTGGCCTTGTACTTGATGGGTTCACTCTCGACGCGACAGGAGTTAATCTTCAGTATGTTTATGGTCTAAATCTTATTGAAGGTGCAAATGGTACTTCATTTGGAACACATCCTATTGGAACTGATGCATACGAAACTGAAATGGTTAAGTTCTTTGATGGAACATTTACAGATGATATCTATGATGTTGATAATATTAAAATAGATGCAATTGTAGATGCTAATTATCCAGATGCGGTGAAGACTGCTATTGAAAATTTCGTGACATTCAGAGAGGATTGTTTCTACTTTGGAGATCTCGGGACTGGAGCCAGAACTCAAGAAGAAATTAAGAATGTTGCAACTACAAGAATGAAGAATAAATTCTGTTCGCAATACCATACTTTCTATGATGTTATAGATCCTTTTTCTAAGAAGCAAATTACCGTAACTATTTGTTATTCATTAGCTAAATTATTGGTTAGTCATTTCATAAATGGAAGAAATAGGCCAGTTGCTGGATATCTTCATGATATGGTTATCCCTGAAGCTATTGAAGGTACAATTAACTTTATTGCTAAGATCACACCAGCCGCCAACCAGAAAGACTTTCTGGATGATCTGAGAATCAACTATGCTGGTTTGTATGATAATCTTCTAACTATTGAAACAGAATATACATCTCAGTCTAAATACAGCCAGTTCTCTTTCATTAATAACATCCTTGCAATTCAGGAAGTTACTAAAGCTATTAGAACTAGATGTCCTAAGACAAGATATAGTTTCATTAGCGGAAGTGATCTCGTGAAGTACCAGGAAGACGTTCAAACTATTATAGACAAGTATACTGGAAACTTTAAGACTATTACACTTGAATATATTGGAACACCTACTACTGAAGCTAATAAGATGTTCTATGCTGCCCTCAAAGTCCAATTTAAAGACTTTGTACAGACAGAATACTTCAAAGTATATGCACTAGCATAAGAAAGGAGGATAAATACACATGTTTGATTATTTAAAAAAGCCAAGAGATATAACGAAGTACACACTTATGCGTGGTGTTACAGACTTTGGAAATTTAAATCAATATAACCTTTTTGAAACTGGTTATTCATTTTTAACAATAGTATCAGTTCCAAAATTTTTAGAAACATTAGCAGCACAAGATACCAATTTTGCTACTATTTTTACCAATTATCTTCATATTCTTGAATATGAATTTAGAGGACTTGATGGGCTTGAAGATGTTACCTCGGATTCGATTGAACTTACCAATGGTATTTCTCAAATGAATGTAATATCCAAAGTAAATCAGCAATCCGCCTCTCAGGTTTCAATGAGATATTTCGAAAAGAGTGGTTCTGTACTCACAAGGGTTCATGAAACATTCTTAAAAGGGATCAAAGATCCTAGGACCCAATTTAAGCATTATCATGGCCTAATTGATAGTGGTAAACTTGAGGGTGGTTATGAAAACGAAGTATTCTCATTCTTATATGGTGTAACCGATAATACTGGTTTGGAGCTTGAAAAAGCCTATCTGTTAATATCGGCTCAGCCTACTAAGGCAGACACATCAGAGTATAACTCCGAAAAGGGAGAAATCGGTACTAAAGAGATCACATGTGAATTCAATTGCTTCCCTATTACTGGAAATACAATTGATTCGAAAGCGAAAGCTTATCTTGATTATTTGAATACTATTATAACTAAAGACAGTAGTAACTTTGGTTATACTGGAATTGAAAAAATCGTTGTTCCTGGATAATCATAAATTATAAGAGTATACGGAATTTCCGTATACTCTTATTAATATTATTCTGTGTCTTTTTTGATCATTGTAACTTCATTCTCAGCTTGTTGTTTCAATGTTTCTATTTTACCAAAGTCTAAGAATGTTGATAAATAATATTTACTTAGTTTCTTTTTAAATACAGCTTTCATTTTTTCATCATCACTATCACCACATTCTATATCTATTATCTTACCTACAAATTGCTCATTATTATCTAGCATTGTGTTTGTATTTGTAATGTTCAAGAATGAGGGTGGTGGTAAAGTCACACTGAGTTGAATGTTCTTTCCAAACTCATAGTTATATATTTTATTTACTGCTTCAGTAAATATTACTTCTGTTCTTGATTGTCTTTTGAATATTTTTCTTAAGAATTTACTATTTGTCATAGTTAATTGTAAGGCATAATCAACAGATTGTCTTAATTGAATAAGTTCAAATGGGACATCTGTACTATTTACAGCTATTCCTTCCAACATAGTCATTAATTCTGTTTTAACATCTATGTTCTGACCTTGCATAACTTCAAATTGAATTGGAGTATCACCAGATTGAGACATAGGAATTACATAATCATTAAACCTACCCGTAATATTTAATACATATTTCATATTTGCTATTTCTCTAGCACCAAAATTAGATTTCTTAATCTGATTTATAGTGTTTAGAAGAGATTTAGAAATATTAGTATCAATATTTTGTTTCACATAATATACTCTCTTATCTTGTCCCCTAGTTAATACACCAAGAGTATTGGTTATATATAAACTAGCATAAAGAGTTGCTGGTAATATAGCCTTCTCTAAATCCGATATACCTCTATTGGTATATTGGTCTTTATTGAAATACATATGAACAACATCTTCAGGTGGTAAGAATGTTACTTTTAAATTGTTTCGTTCTGGTGCATTGTATAGCTCATTGTGCTTTAATATAAGATATATTTCTTTTCTTAAATCCTGATTATTGTTTATAAATTTTGCATCGATATATCTAGACATCTGTCCGGATATATATTTTATAGCATCATCTTTTCTACTATTATCTTCACTATTTAGATATGTTCTATTTAATGACTTAGTAGTATATAGAGGATCTGTCAATTTACCTTCAGAGAATGGATCAATATTACCAGGAATTTCTATGTAATAATACCCTAGACATGTATCTTCAATATATATAGGAATTATATTTTCTCTCTTTAATTTCTTTACGATACAACCAGGAATTTTGATTTTAGTTTCCTTATCACCCATAGTAATAAGTCCATCATTTGTTCCATTATCATTAGACATCCCTTGTAATTTTTCATCGTCAGGGATCGTCATATTAAATGAACTAGTTGACTCTATAATAGAACTCCTTCTAATCTTAATAGTTTTATGATGTTCTTGAACAGCAGACTCTAAAACTCCAGATCTATCAAGTTGAAGTTTTATATCAGACATTTCAAGTTTTGTAAAATCAATATCTGTTTTTTCAAAAGCACTTTTAAAGTTATCATTATCAACAATAGATTTATCTATGATATTGAATGTTGATTCAATAATAGAACTTGATTTTACATCACTTGTTAAAGCATTATATGATTCCATTATATTGAACCCTAATGAAGCTCCAGCCTGTCTATTCTTCATCAATCGAGTTATAGCTTTAGCATAAGGAACAATATATAAAAATTGTTCTCCATATCTAGCTGTATTACTATAACAGTCTTCACATAATTCTAATAACTTATACCTTGTTTTAATATCTTTTATATTCTGATCAAAATCACTGTTCTCTGCAATTGTATCTGGAGTTATAGTAAGAAAGTCTTTTGAAAAATGATCCGCAGATAATACATTATCTTTCTTTATTTCTAATGCTTCATCTAGTTGCGGCATATATTTACATATT